AATCAGAAAAATGATTGCTGATGGAACAAAAATTGATATGGTGTTGTTAGATTACATCGATTGTGTCGTTCCAGATAAAAATTTGGGTGATGAATGGAAAAGTGAGGGTTCGGTAATGAGAGGATTTGAAGCAATGTGTCACGAATTAAACCTTGTAGGATGGACAGCAACACAAGGAAATAGAAATTCAATATCTGCCGAAGTTGTAACAACCGATCAAATGGGGGGTTCAATCAAGAAAGCACAAGTGGGACACGTTATTATCTCTGTTGCTAAAACATTACAACAAAAAGAAATGAAATTAGCAACAATCGCCATCACAAAATCAAGAATAGGAGATGATGGTATCGTATTTGAAAATTGTAAGTTTGATAATGGTATGTTAGAAATTGATACCGAAAGCTCAATGACATTCTTGGGTGTTGAAGAACAAAAAGAAGAAAGACAACGTCAAAGAGTTAAAGAACTTATGGAAAGAAGAAAGCAAAAAGAACAAAATAATAATTAATTCTAAAATTTAATAAAAATGGATATTTCACAAAAAATATTGAGTGATATTACGGTGTATATGAAATACGCTAAATTTATTCCCGAACTAAATAGAAGGGAAACTTGGGAAGAGTTGGTGACAAGAAACAAAGAAATGCACCAAAAGAAATACCCTCAAATCAAAAATGAAATTGAGGAAGTTTATAAGATGGTATATGATAAGAAAATTTTACCATCAATGAGGTCCTTACAATTTGGAGGTAAACCAATTGAGATTTCACCAAACAGAGTCTACAATTGTGCTTATCTACCAATCGATCATACAGACGCGTTTTCTGAAACAATGTTCCTATTATTGGGAGGTACTGGTGTAGGATTTTCAGTTCAAAAACACCACGTAGATAAACTACCTGAAATCAAAAAACCAAACCCTAACAGAACAAGAAGATATCTCATCGGAGATTCAATTGAAGGTTGGGCAGATGCAATTAAAGTATTGATAGAATCATATATGGGTTCCAAATCGTCAACACCTGTATTTGATTTCTCTGATATTCGTCATAAAGGTGCTCTTCTTGTAACATCAGGTGGAAAGGCACCAGGTCCTCAACCACTTAAAGATTGTATTCATAACATCACAAAAGTGTTGGAAAACAAAGAAGATGGTGAAAAATTAACACCAATTGAAGCTCACGACATTACTTGTCATATCGCGGATGCGGTTCTTGCTGGTGGTATTCGTAGAGCAGCACTTATTTCATTGTTCTCGGCTGATGATGATGAAATGATTTCTTGTAAGTCAGGAAATTGGTGGGAACAAAATCCACAAAGAGGTAGAGCAAACAATTCAGCGGTTCTTCTTCGTCACAAAGTAACACAAGAATACTTTATGGATTTGTGGAAAAGAATTGAATTGTCAGGAGCAGGTGAACCAGGGATTTATCTATCTAATGATAAAGATTGGGGAACAAACCCTTGTTGTGAAATCGGACTAAGACCTTATCAGTTCTGTAATCTTTGTGAGGTAAACGCATCAGATATTGTGTCACAAGAAGATTTTGAAACAAGAGTTAAAGGTGCTGCGTTTATTGGAACATTACAGGCGGGGTACACCGACTTCCATTATCTTCGTGATGTTTGGAAAAGAACAACTGAAAAAGATGCGCTTATTGGTGTTGGTATGACAGGTATTGGTTCGGGTGTTGTTTTAGGTTATGATATGAAGGAGGCAGCACAGGCGGTTAAAGAAGAAAACGAAAGAGTTGCTAATTTAATCGGAATTAACAAAGCCGCAAGAACAACAACAGTTAAACCATCAGGAACATCATCACTTGTATTGGGAACTTCATCAGGAATTCACGCTTGGCATAATGATTATTATTTAAGAAGAATTCGTGTTGGAAAGAATGAAGCAATTTATACTTATCTTGCAATCAATCACCCCGAACTTGTTGAAGATGAGTTCTTCCGTCCACACGATACCGCGGTAATTACAATACCACAAAAATCACCAGAAGGTTCAATCCTTCGTCACGAATCAGTATTCCAAATGTTGGAACGTGTTAAAAAAGTTTCACAAGAATGGATTCGTCCTGGACACAGAGGTGGACAAAATACACACAACGTTTCAGCTACAGTGTCAATTAAGGAAGATGAGTGGGAGCTAGTTGGTGACTGGATGTGGAAAAATCGTAAATTTTACAACGGATTGTCCGTATTACCCTACAACGGTGGAACTTACACACAAGCCCCTTTTGAAGACTGTACTCAAGAAGATTTTGAAAAACTTCTCTCAACACTAAAAGACGTTGATTTGACAAAAGTTATTGAGTTACAAGATAACACCGACCTTCGTGGTGAAGTGGCTTGTGCTGGTGGAGCTTGTGAAATTGTGTAATTATGAAAGTTACTTGGGGAAATAATATAACATTAACTTATCAAGTACTATTAGCATTTTACAATTTAAGAAAACAAAACGGGTAGTATGATACGTTCAGCATCAAATGATTGGGTTCAACAACTATATGTTCAGGAGACAACAAAAAAGTCTCCTGAGCCTGATTTTTATAAGGATGAAAACGGTAATATTGTTATGAGTGAATCTTACCATATTAAAAGAGGAAGTTGTTGTGGAAATAGATGTAAAAATTGTCCTTACGAACCTCTCTATCAAAAAGGTAATAAAACCTTTAAAAAATCACTACGAAAGTAGTGATTTTTTTTATTTATATAAAATATACCAATATTATATTTATTAGATATGGCAAACGGAGAAACATATGGTATAAATTTTCCATTTCTTGATTCATACGTTGGAAAATATTTAGATTGTTCTGATAGTACCGAAGAGGAAATAAGGACTAATTTAGTTCATTTACTTTTAAGTCGTAAAGGTACTAGATATTTTTTGCCTGATTTTGGTAGTAGATTATATGAATATATTTTTGAACCATTAGACGGTCCAACTTTTAGTCAAATTGAAGATGAAATTAGACAATCTGTTGAAACTTATTTACCTGGAATTACAATTACAAACATAAAAATAACTGACGCTTCTATGGATGAAGAAAGTAGGGGAACATATATTAACGGTGAAGGAAAAAGAGAATTTACTGTTAATAATATTTCACAACTTGAACATACCGCAAGGATTAGAATAGATTATAGAAATACTAATTCCGCATTTGATGCCAGTGACTTCGTAATTATTAATGTATAATAGATATGGCTAATAAAAAAATTTCATACACCACAAGAGATTTTCAAGGGATTAGAACCGAGTTAATCAATTTTACCAGAACTTATTACCCCGAATTAGTTCAGAATTTTAACGATGCGGGGGTTTTCTCTGTATTTTTGGATTTAAATGCTGCTGTAACAGACAATCTACACTTTAATATTGATAGAAGCATTCAAGAAACGGTATTACAATATGCACAACAAAAATCATCAATATATAATATCGCCAGAACCTATGGTTTAAAAATACCGGGACAAAGACCTTCTGTTGCGTTAGTTGATTTTGCAATTACCGTACCTGCGTTTGGAGATAGGGAAGACTTAAGGTATTGTGGTATATTGAGGAGAGGTTCACAAGTTAATGGTGCAGGACAACCGTTTGAAACTGTTTATGATATTGATTTTGCATCTGCGGTTAATGCCGAAGGTTCCCCAAATAGATTAAAAATACCAAATTTTGATGGTAGTGGTAGATTGTTAAATTACACTATTGTTAAGAGAGAAGTTGTGGTTAATGGATTTACAAAGGTGTTTAAAAGAACTATAACACCAAACGATGTTAAACCATTTTTTGAATTATTTTTACCTGAAAAAAATGTATTAGGAATAACAAGTGTTCTTTTAAAAGACGGTACACAGTATAGTAATGTTCCACCACCACAAGAATTTTTAGGTATTGAAAATAGATGGTATGAAGTTCCTGCTTTAGCGGAAAACAGAGTCTTTATTGAAGATCCAACAAAGGTTTCGGATCAACCTGGTATTAAGGTAGGTAAGTACATTACAACGGATAGTAAATTCATAAGTGAATACACACCTGAAGGTTATTTAAAGATGACATTTGGTGGTGGTAATGTTTCTGCCGATGAGCAATTAAGAGATTTTGCAAGAGACGGTTATACGTTAGATTTAAGTAAATACATCAATAATTTAGCGTTAGGGTCGGCATTAAAATCAAACTCAACATTATTTGTTCAGTATAGAGTTGGAGGTGGGCAAGCAACAAATTTGGGTATTAATATTATTAATCAAATTGGAACCGTTTCATTTTTTGTTAATGGTCCTTCAGAATCAATAAACACAACCGTAGTTAATTCATTAGCATGTAATAACGTTACCGCAGCGATTGGAGGTGCAAACGCCCCAACAACAGAAGAAGTTAGACAATATGTATCATTTAATTTTGCGGCACAAAATAGAGCGGTTACGATAAATGATTATGAATCTATATTAAGAAATATGCCATCACAATTCGGTGCGCCTGGTAAAGTAGCAATTACTGAAGAAAATAATAAAATAAAAATCAAGATGTTATCATACGACTCAAATGGTAAGTTAACTGAAGTTGTATCAAATACTTTAAAAAATAATGTTGCTAATTACCTATCAAATTATAGGATGATAAATGATTATATTTCTATAGAGTCTGCTAATGTAATTGATTTAAGTGTTAATGTTGATGTTGTTTTAGATGCTAGTCAAAATCAAGGTTCTGTTGTTACAAAAATAATTGATATTATTACCAACTATTTTAGTCCATTACAAAGACAAATGGGTGAAAATGTTTATGTGTCAGAATTAAGAAGACAAATACAGAATGAAAACGGGGTGATTAGTATATCTGATATGTCATTTATTAATAATGTAGGAGGTCAATACTCTTCTTCCCAAACGTCACAAGCATATTCAGATCCGGTAACAAGAGAAATTGGTTTAATTGCGGATACCATATTTGCGGAACCAACACAAATATACCAAGTAAGATTACCAAATAAGGACATTAATGTGAGGGTTCTTAATTTGAAGACGGTCAATTTCTCTTGATGATTTATTTTTAGGATAAAAGAATTATTTTTTGAAAATAGGAAATAAACTATTTATCAAAAAAAGAATTTAATGCCAAAATCATATAGAATAAGAACCCAACCAGGGGTTGATAAGTCAATTAAAATACAATTAGATCAGGATTTTGAATACTTGGAGATTTTATCACTTAAAATACTCCAAAGTGACATTTACACCAGAGTTTGTTCTGATTATGGTGTTGTTGTTGGTAGAGTTTTAGTTAACGGAGGATTCGGAGTTCCAAACGCAAAAGTATCCATTTTTATTCCAATTAGTGATGAAGACGAAAATAATCCAATCATATCTGAACTATATCCATATAGTTCATTAGATGATTTAAATGAGGATGGGTATAGATATAATTTATTACCGTATACAAAATCATACCCAAGTCACGCCGCAACAGGGACGTTCCCAACGAGAGAAGATGTTTTAACATACGATCCGTTAATTGAAGTCTATGACAAATATTATAAATTTACCGTAAAAACAAATGAAAGTGGTGATTATATGATATTTGGTGTTCCTACAGGGACACAAACTGTGGTTATGGATGTTGACTTATCAGATATTGGGTGTTTTTCTTTATCACCACAAGATTTAATAAATTCTGGATTAGCAACAGAATCACAAGTTGATGGTAATAAGTTTAAATCATCAACAAATCTTAGAGAGTTACCACAAATTATTAGTCTAAATAAAATTGTTGAGGTACAACCATTATGGGGGGAGCCTGAAATTTGTTTATTAGGGATAACAAGAGTTGATTTTGATTTGACAGGTTCCGCAAATGTTAATATACAACCCACATCGGTTTTTATGGGATCAATATTCTCAACACCTGATGAAGATTCTGTTAAAAAAAGTTGCAAACCAAAGATAAACACAGGTAATATGTGTGATTTGATTGCTGGTCCTGGACAAATTTTAGCAATCAGACAAACAATAAATACTGATCAAAATGGTGACCCAATATTAGAACAATATAGGTTAGAGGAAGATGGTAAGTTAATTGATAGTGATGGTGTATGGTTAGTAAATGTCCCTATGAATTTGGATTATGTTACAACAAATGAATTTGGGGAACAAGTTTTATCTAACGATCCAACAATTGGGATACCAACAAAAGGTAGATATAGATTTAAGATAAAATGGCAAAACGAGCAAGGTTTACAAAATAACTTTATGAGGGGGAATTATTTGGTTCCAAATGTTAAAGAGTATGGGTGGAACGATAATTTACCTAATACCGACCCATTTAATCCTGACGCTTTTTCGCAAACATTTGATATACCAATAGCAACAGGTTTTACAACAGATAGTTTTATCCTAAACAAGGGAGGATTTATTTTAAATAGTTACACAAACACACAACAAGTTAGTATCTCAATTAATGGTATTCCTTATTATGGGGGAACTGAAAGTGTGCCATTACCCAATGTCGTAAATACAGTTACAATATCCGCCATTCCAATAGATAATACTCAACCTATGTTGTTCAATTTTACGTTTTTTGCTCAACCATATTTTGAGGTATTAAAATCGTATGCTTTTAGTTTAGATTGGGATGATTATGCAAACAAACAAGAAGCGATTAATTGTGAAGATACGTTTTACGAATTTAATTATAATAAAGTTTACACGATTAGTGGATTTATTGATAGGTTTAAATGTGGTAGTAATAGATCAAGACATTTAGGGATAAAAGAAATAACAGATAGGGCTTGCCAAAGCGAAAACAATAAATTACCAGTAAACGATCTACAAAGGAATTTTGATTTCATCTTCTTTTTATTTTCATTGTTATTAACAATTGTGTCACCAATGATAGTTGTGATAATAATTGTTAATCACGTACTTGCGTTGATATATCCAATCGTTGTTGAAGTTGTAAATTTCATTGCGGATTTGGTTAATGGTATTGTTTATAGTGCGTGTAAGGCGATTAACTCTTTAGGTGGTAATCTTGAGTGTAAAAAAGAAGTGATTGCACCTATGAGTGATGAAAATCCATTTAAGAGATTAGGATTACCTATGATGACTTATCCTGATTGTGAAGTGTGTTCTTGTCCTGATGAGAGTTTAAATACAGTAAATACTATTGCAATATCATTAAGTGCTGCGGCATTAAGTATTAACCAATCATTATTAAGTGATTTAAACACTATTGGTAATTATTCTCAGTGGACATTATCACCAAGTATTAATCCTTGTGGTGGAACTATTAGTGGCGCTGACCAAACACTTTGGGATCAAGGATCACAACAACTTTTCGCGGGTATTGCTAATCCTGCTAGAACATATTATAAAGTACCATTGTGGGAGGAATTAGGTCCAGGTGGGGCATCTGCGACATCAGGAACATTTTTTAAAAGATTTGGAGACGGTTTAACGTTGGCACAGTCAATGAATTTGGCGAACATTAGACCTAGATACTTTGATAATACCGCTAGAAACAGAATTACAGTAACACCAAACCCTTCTATTGTTGGTTCCACAACATTAGGTAATGGAGGTAATTCTTATCAGGATTTATCATTAATTGTTTTGGTTGATCCAGGTACCATAAGTCAGTTAGAAGGAAAAATTATTGCGTTTACTAACCCTTTAAGTACTAATGACCCGAATGTGTCAGGTGGTACTGTTAACCAATTTAGTGGAAATGCGATAACAGGAACAACACTTGGTAATGGAACATATACCGTACCATTAACCTATATGGATGGTAATGGTAATAACATTACATCAAACATAACGGTAGTAAGTAATGAAAGTGAAAAACAATATTTATATCGATCTGGTATTGAATACTTCCAAGTAGTAACAGGATATACGTGGAATCAACTTACATCGTCAACATCACCATATTTACCTTTAGCCACTACGGGACCGACTAGTGTTATTAGTGGTGGTGTTTTGTGGAAATATTTTTATGGTAATAAAATATCATACATAAGTAATACTCCTGGGTCACACACACCACCTTGGTATTGGTTTAATGATTATCAAAATCAAGAATTATTAATATTAACAAGAGGTGTTGACCCATATACTGAAAAACAAGAAATTAAATATGATTTATCGGAATTATTTGGTAGACCAACAAATACAATAACAGTAACCGGAAATTATCATCTTAACATACCAATACAACAAAATTCAGGTAACCCGACTTATTATCAAGACCAACAAACACCTGAAAGTCATAGTTTGGCAACATCAAATGGAAATATTAATCTATTTCACCAACCAATAGGATTCACTGTTGATGTTTCCGCTTTTAGTGCGTTTACAACGGATTCACCAAGGTATTATACCTCAACCGATAAATCAACATTTAATTATGTTCACGGAGCGTATGATACAATAACAATAGGTAATTGGGTTGATTCTAATTTATATATAAACAATGGTAACTCTACTAATCAAGTTTTTAGATGGAAGTCAACAGTGACATCAGGAATTTTAACTGAGTTTATTGGTAGAGTTGATGGTGGTTCATTTACTGTAACGAATTCGCCTCTATATACTTGTTATGATGGAGGTTCTGGTGCGTTAATTGGACAACCAGTATTCAATTTGGTACAACCACCATACGCTAGATGTTATGCTCCGGCATATAACCTAAATAACAACGGTTATACCCCGATATCAACAAACATTAATCCAAGTCAACGACTAATATTTAGATCTGATAGATTACCAACTTCAGATGTTTTAGATACTGTAGGATATAATTCATTCCCGCTACATCAAAATAATAATTTTTCATTCTATTCTATAGATGAAGAAGGACAAATTGTTAACTTTAGTGCTGCTATTGGCGGAGTTCAAGGGTTAAATGATATTGATGCTTTTGGTGATTTAGGTACAGGAAATACCGCAACAATAGTTAATAGTTTTAGTTGTGAAGGTATGGTTCCATTAAAGTGTTACCAAGGTGTTGGTAATGATTTTGAAGTTGCCGATCCTTGTACATTTAATCAGACTGGGGATAATAATCAGAATAAAAGAGTTAATGGAGGATGTTATTATTTTGTTGATGATAAATTAATAAAAACAATTAAAGATGATATTCAGTATTTGGCAGAATGGAGAACTAGATTTAGAATTATATTTGGTGCGTGTAGAGGAGTCTTCGGACATATGTTCCAAAACAATTGGTTAAACGGCTCGTTATATATGCCATCATTTAATAAACAAACAACATTTAATATTTTTGGTGTACCAAATTATAATTATTGTGATAAATTGGTTGTTTTTAATGATATAAGTAACAATTTTTATTATAGAAGTTCACCTTACGACGCAACATCTAATAAGTTTATTGGGGCACCACCACCGTCACCAGATAATTTTTTGACAAATTTGTTAGGTATATCCACATCTGACGATTCACAAAATGTTAGACAAATTATGTTCCCGACCACTATTTTAGATATGGGGAATAGAGATGAATTTATAAGTTTTATCTGTAATGATCCTGATTTTAGTGGTAAATATTTAGGTAATACATATAAGAGTACCTCATACCAAGACAGTTCAGATGTATTACAATTAGCAATTATATCAAGGATAATCAATTCAACATTCTTACAACAGGTTTTATCCGTAAATAATGCAAGTGTTGAACAATTCTTTTCAAGGACGGGAGATAGAATTGATGGGGATATTGCACAAGCGTTTTCAATAAACTCAGAGTATCAGGTAACACCATTTATTGGTGGTAATTATCCTGATGAATATGTTTGGATAAGTTCATACAATACTAATGGAGATCCTGTTTTTGGTATATTTTATAACACAACACAAGAAGAATATAGAAACAGAAGGGCATTATCTCCAGGTTTTAATATATATTCATTTGCCACAACAGTACCATTACAGAGTTATTACGGATACCCAAAAACACAGGATGTACCAATGTATAGATGGAAAATACAACAAACCAATAATATTTTTGGTAGTGAAAAAAATGATTGGGTGACTGGATCATTACCAAATGGCTTTTATGTGTCAGGTTATCAAGATTTAGATGCGGTAACAAGTCCTTATTTTAAAACTAACCAAATGTCCCAAACTTTTCCAAATATATATTATGGGTTCATAACCAACTTTAACCCAACACCACCAGAAGACACTATTGGTGATGTCCCTCCTGTGACTTTACTATCGGCATTTAACAATACTCCAGGATTTGCATCATTTATTGTTGGTGCTCCGTATCATTTCTATTTTGGATTAAAGAATGGAAAAACAGCAATAAATAGATTTATAAAAATATATATAGATACCGAATTAGACTAATGGGAATTGATGATGAAACAAGAATAGTATTAGGTTCGTTGAGATATAAAACATCTCCGAATACTTTGTTGTCTTCTAAAATTACATTAGAACAGACACAAAGAGAAAACGTTGAATTTGATCGTAGTGTTAATTTAAGTTTACAACAAGTTTTTATTGATGAGAGAGAAAAATCAAACATTTTTAGACCTGTTTGTAAATATAGTTTTATATTTAAAAATCAATATGTTGGTTCAGTTTCATATAGACCATTTAGAAATAATTTATTTTATGCCAATGCTATTAATAACGCCATAAGTGCAACAACAAATCCTTCATTGCCGTGGGATGGTTATCCGCAATATTTTGAATTTGATTTTATTAGAACTGATAATAATACCGCAGGATATACTATACCACCAAATAATCACATAACGTTTGTTAACAAGAATAGTACAAAATATAATTGGACTCATTATATGAGTTATGCGTATGATAATGTCTTTAATAAACAATTACAGGCTATAGATCAAGAAACATCTGCTTCTTGGGTTTGGACGGCATCTGATGGGATACCATTTATTATTAGTGTTGGAAACAATAACAACTCAAGGGATATATCCTTTAGATGTGTTTCCCCACACGGGTTAAATGTTGGGGAATATGTTCAGTTGTCTTTTGATTATTTTGGTGAAACATTTTTTCCGGTTACTAGTTTAGGTAGTGAAGGGTATGGTAGTGAAGAATATATTTTTAACATTGATAATATTGGATATACAGGTACCACCTTTAATCAAGGAGTTACGGGAACATTTAAAAGAGTTATTGATATTACAAATTCGGGTGAAACTACGTCAACATACTATGTTAGACGACATAGAATATTAACAAACGTATCAGATTATATTTTAACTAAAGCTGGATTTGAACAAAATATTTTTAACAGTGATAGTAAAACAGAACCTGCGGTTTTAACACCCAACAACTTATCAAGAACATCAATAAAAGAAGGAAGTCAGGCGTATACCCTATCGTTTAATGAAGATATAGATATTAATGTTTTAATAGATAATCAAAAAAGACCGGTTTCAGAATTGTTTTTCACCACAATTTGGAAAGGTTATTTTGGTTGGACAAACCCACTAAAAGAGGGTTATGAATTTAATCTTCCGTTGTATAATAATAATCCATCACCTTGGTGGGACATTAACAATAGTTTATCAAATAGTACAATACCAACAGAATTTTATTTTAGTCAAACTACACCTCCTGCAGGACCCTTCGTTTACCAAAGAGACTTACAAGTTGGGGATGTTGTTGATGGAGATTTTTGTGAGTTTAATTCATATGAACAACTTGAAAGGGTTATTTCAGTAAAACACCATAAAATAACGTTTAATCCTGCTTGGTTTGCGTTAACAGGAACAACAATAAACCCAACTAATCAATTAGGGTATTATTATAAACCACATAACCCAATCAGGATTAGAGTATTTTCTGATTACATTGAAGAGGGGGACGCACAACAAATTGTGGGAATACCGAATTATGCGTTCTATTCAAACCTATCAAATAGTTTTAGATGGAGAGATCTTTATCCTTATGGGTACATTGATGGAGATAATCTTGGTGTTGATTTCCCATTTATAAACGGAAAACATTACCCGTTTACAAATATTGTATTTAGGTTAATACCTGAAGGTAGTCAAACAGGAAATGAATTCATAAACGACATTGCAGAACCAACAATAGATGACTGTGAATAAATATAAAATAGTAAGATCAACACTTGACAAACAAATTGATATTCCAATAGAAATGAAGTGGGATTTCAGTGGTAGGGATGATAGTGTTGATGAATACGAAAAAACAATTTTAGAGGAGATAATTGGTGCGGCGAATGATTTTGAGGTTAGTAGATTTTCGCACGATACCTATATACGAATGGGTAATGAAAAAACGTCAATTAATTATAATTTCTTTTTTTATAGTGGTAATCCTGCTAATGTACCAACTGCAAATATAAGTAATTATGTTAGTGATTATGAGGCGGTTGGGTTTACGGGACAAGAGTTGTATTATTTTAGTAAACCATTTACAAAGTCATTTTTTAAATTGGATTTCTACGATACGCCAGAGCCAACAAGTCAAAAAAATTATTTCACAATAATACTACCTGTACAACAAGGATTTACCGAGAGTACGTCAATTTCACTTTCATTAGGTAATGTAGATGTGAAAACACCAAGAATGAGGTTAGACTATATCGGAGATAAAGAAGGATTTTTCATCTACTGGTTAAGAAAACAAAATTATATTGACATTAATCAATTTTATATGTCGGCTAAATTTTTTAATGGTAGAACTGGAACATATATTACAATGGTTAACACACCACAGTTTCAAATACCAAGTCCATACACCTTCAATGGTGATGATTATTTTTATTATAGAGTTAGATTAGATTATACAAATAAGACATATAGAGTGTTTAGACCGACAAATAATTTTATACGAGTAGGTAGAGAACAACAACCAATAACTTGGTATGAATACGTAAATCCTATTTAATATGATTGAACAAAAATACTATTTTAAAATATCGCCAGAAAATATTAAGTCAGACTTAATAACCGTTAATTATGTTGAGGGTATTGACATAACTTATGATGTTGACCCTTGTTGCCCAATCACTGCGATTACTGAAAATACTGTATCAGGAACCACGGGAGTTTATACAGGTATGACATATGTCTTATCAGGAGCATCTGGAGGAACATCAATAATGACTGGATTAACAATCCCGTTGCTATTTACCCAAACTGCGGTTGATTATGGTTATTATTCTGTTTTTGATGGTGCCATTCTACAAAAGGATGTAGTGACTAATTTCATTTTTACGTCAACAACAGGGAGCCCATACACCTACACTGTTTATAATACTTCTGACACTGAACTAAAAAAGTTTTTAAGTGTGACAACATTTAAAATTAATTGGGGTGATGGATCCACAATTCAAACGATTACGGGAACATCACCACTTGTACATAATTATCCTTTAGGGAATAATCAATATACGATTACTATTACCGCAACATCCCCTTGGGGTATATCTCAAGTAAGTAAAACGGTAACGGTACCTTTTGTATTTGTCCCAAATTTAGATCCGTATGGTGTTGCAACATTCACATCTTTTAATGGGAATTGGAGTGCAACACCTATAAATTATGAATATATCTTTAGTGGTGATTCAGATACGGATATTGATGACTTTTTTAGTTATAATTACACTCAAACACCTTTTATTATCACAGGTTATACTCAGTCGTCAGTTAACGACTTAGCACAATTTGGACCAAAACTATTGTTAGCCGAAGGAAAGTTCAAAGTCGGAGTACAAGTTACTGGTACTTCAAATAGTGTGGGGACTTATTGGGGTCCCGATTCTGGTAATACATACGTTTCCTATACAATTAATGGAATTGATTATTATGATTATCCTGATGGAACAACATTATATGTAATACAATCTTCAGGATTTACACAAGATGATTTAATATTATCTGCTATTACAAAAAATGAAGGATTGATAAATGTTATTGATCAACCTGAAGTACAGTCGGATGTGTTCATTGAAAGAGGTAAAATGTCTGCATTAGAATATATAGAAAGATTGGGTGAAGTAGATAATGTTGGTGACTTGGTTAAGTATGGGTACGGTTTTTTTAATGTTGAAAAACAATGATTTTAAGTATTTATATTTAAACCTATAAACAAAATTTAAAAATTAATAATAGTGGCAACAGGTAGTTACGGAACAATTAGACCAGCCGATGTAAGTCCCGACGATGTGGATATAATATTAAATTATACCCCAAGTAGGGATGATACTGACAATTTCGTTTTAACTAAATTGGATGCTAAAACTATTTTACGTCCATATTTTAATAACAATGAAACAGGTGGTAATGCGGATATTGAAATATTAGGTGGTTTATACAACCTAAAATTACCTGCAGAACAATTTAATAGATTGGGGATTTATACATTATATATAAGACCCGCAGAAATAAGAACACGAATTACGGACTGTGGTATACTTTCGGCATTACCTAACGTTAAAGGTATTGTTATTGACGTTAACAATGTTCCGACACAGTTTAGAAATAAATTTGTAAATCAGGGACTCATTGGTTTTAGAGTAGAATATTTGAATTCAGACGGAACAAAAATACCTAATTTCTTTAGAATGATTACCTCATCTTTTTATTGTGAGCCGGTTATTCAAAATCTAACAAATACTTCACAAAAATCTATTAGATATAGATACACTGAAGGAGTTACAAATTTAGTGTTTTGTACCCTATCACCGTCATCGTCACCAACCAACAAACCAAACGCAACACCGTTTATTGGACAACCAAACCAAGATATTATTGTGTCAAACACATTTTTTAATCCAATAACTACTGAAATTGAAATAGTTGAACACGATATATCAACATTAGCAATTGCTCTTTATGGAAATCAAACTAAATCCATTGATGATGGTATTTACACGATTTACGATAGTAACAATAACATATACAAACAATACAACTTATATGAAGTAAGAGATCAATTTAATGAACTTTTATATGAAGTTAGACAAGATAGAGGTAATAATATTGATTTTACTAAAAACTTTACAAACATAACAGGATAATGGCGGTTACAAAATATACTTGTCCTCCACAAGCCAGCGGAGAAGGTACTTTTTCTGATAATTTAGTTGGTTTTCAGTTAGTTGCTGGTGGTGGTCTTACACAAGCTAATTTTGAGTTTACCACAAATGTCACAGAAAAGGTAAATAGAACGTTTACCATAGGTTCTTTTTCTGATCCAATATCTTTAAGTACATTAAATATTGATAGTATTGAACAATCTAAGTTATTGGTTGCCAAAAACTTTCAGGTATATCCTAATTTTGATTTAAGTGAAATAACTAATTTTACAACTTATGGTTCGTTATCTAAAAGAATATCAACATCGGTTACAAAAATAATTAATTATTTTCCTGCCGCTTTAGAAATCTATAAAAATACATTACAGTATGCACCAACAAAAACTGCGATTAACATACAATATAATAGTATTGAGAATGAAACATATTTTGAAATACCTCTTGTTGCAATAAGAAACCCACTTGAGATTGATTATACAACAAGTGCTGCTAGGAATATTAGAGTTAGAGAATTTCCCGTTTCACCATTAAGAGATATTACCGCGGAGTACCCAAAGTATGGTGTTTTTGTTAATGAAAACGTTTATCAAATCAATACATTAATACCTGTTACAGATACAGATACGACATTAAAATTATATGTTGAAGGTAATCTATTTAGTGGGCAATCATATAGTTCTGATACAATCATAATAAGACCTACGGATTATTATGTTAATAAAGTTTTTAATGAAGATTTTGATGAAGTTGAAAATTTTCTTTTAAATAGAAACATAACACCAAAGTATACTGCATACTTTAATACTCCGATTGAAAATGAGAATGGGGGTTATACACTTACCGTTAAAACTGCTAGATTTCCAATTAATGGTACTTGGAATTTAGCTATTGTTGGTAGTGAGTTTGAACAATATTTATTAAAATTAAACCAGATATCTGAAGATTTAGATGAATATAGGACTAATTTGTTATCAAGATTTTTAACTGCGGGTGCATTAAAAGAGTTTGACACTCAAGACCAAAAGATAGAAAAAATATTACAAATTTATGGTAGAAGTTTTGATGAAACAAAGAAATTTATAGGTGCCTTAGCATATATGAATTCAGTTCACTATACTGTAAAAAACGATATACCATCACAATTACTAAAAAATTTAGCACAAACATTAGGATGGAAAGACAATATATCCCCTATATCTAATGAAGAACTTTTAAGTTCGGTTTTTAGTAGTGGTGAAAACACATTTACTGGTTTGTCAAAAGGACAAACGCCTGAAGAATTAAATTATCAGTATTATAGAAATTTAATATTAAATTCGGCATATCTTTTTAAATCAAAAGGAACTAGAAAATCTATTGAATTGTTATTAAGATTAATTGGGGCGCCAGAGGCATTAACCGATTTTAATGAGTATGTATATATTGCTGATCAAAAAATTAATTTATCTCAATTTGAACAACAATACTCATTACTAACAGGAGGTACTTATAGTCAATTTACACCAATTTTAGATACGACAGATATATTCTCAATTATGGGAGTACAGTATACTGGATTTACAACAAGTGTTACAGTACAAGATGTTAGTGTTAGTAGATCCGATTATCCCATTGATAGTTTTGGATTTCCAAGCATGCCAACAGACTCAGGTAGTTACTATTTCCAAATAGGTGGAGGGTGGATTGAATCCACCCCACAACATAGAATGCCTGCGGAGGTAAATAACGATTTGAATACTTTTACAGGACAAAACCCAAATTATCAAACAACACTTTTACCGTTTAACTATGGTGAAGAGTATCTCCAAAAGTACAGACAATTCCCATATATGGGTATAGGGTTCAAGTTAAGAAAAACTATGGACAATAAAAAAAGTTGGGTAGATAGTCAAAGTGTATTAAGACAAAATTCAGATGCGGGGTTTAATGCCTATTATACGGTGGGTGATGATAAATTGGTTCTTAATGTAAAAAACGTTGATATTTTTATGAATCCTGCGCAAGGATTGTTATATGATGTTTGGTATATGTCAAGACAGTATAATTTCCCAATACCAGAGCAAGGATTAAATTACGTTGAACCAACATATTGTAATCCAAATCCAAATCCACCTTACCCATCAAGGGGGGGTATTGATTGGACGGAAATAATACCAAAACCGAAACAAAAAACTTTTTTTGAATTTGCACAAACTTTTTGGCATAATATGATAAATGTCAGGAACAGACAATTTATTACCGATGGTAAAACAGGTGGATACCCAACATTACAATCAATTTATTGGAAATATTTAGAATCTCAAGAACTTGCCGGAATACAAAACGACAACTTCAAATACCAAACTATGATAGATTATATCAATGGTATTGGAGATTATTGGATTAGACTTGTTGAACAAATGGTTCCAGCAACTACCATATGGAATGCAGGAACAAAGTATGAAAATTCAATATTCCACAGACAAAAGTTTGTGTGGAGAAGACAAATGGGTTGTCAGTTAGTACTTGTACCTTGTAACCCTTGTTTATTAGTTGGACAATTATTTGCTTATGATTGTCCAATACAAACAACAAATTGTCCTGTATATCCTTGGCAATCAAATCCTGTTGTTGAATCTTTTGCGTCTCTTTTTGGGTTTACACTTAATTCATTCTTAGAAACAAATGGTTTAGGGTTTAATGATTGTAATTTAAATAGTTTACAAACTACTTGGTACGTGAATGTAAATTTTAATGGTACCGACATTATAAGTTATCCATTCTTCAACGGAGTTGGGTACAATAACGTATTATCAATACCTACAGAAACACAATGGGTTAGCGCGATTACATCCAGTTTCGTTGATTTACAAGATTACGGATTGAGTTATATTTTAAATGAAAACGATACTTTAACAATATATAATAATAACTGTATTCCTTTAGGTGTTGAGCAAACATTTGAACTGAATGTGGGGATAAACTTTAATCTTTTATGTAATTAATGAGTTGCGGAACGCCATTTATATATAATTACTTTTTGAGTGGTGATTGTAGTAATACAAACTCCGGGGTTATATCATTTGATATAACTGGTAGTACATCACCACCATTTTCGGTGACTGAAATATCTTCATCAGGATTACTACCAACTTCTGCGACAACAACTTCTTATTATTTTAGTGGTTTAAGTGGTGGGTCATATAGTTTAGAAATACAAGATTCGTGTTTAACCGCATCAACAATACTTGTTAATTTTAACATATCTACTGGTAGTTGTTTAAGTATTACATCAACAACAAGTACAACTTGTGGGTTTGATAATGGTTCGCTCACCGCAACATTTTCCGTTGATTATGGTAATGGTGAGGTTTTTCTTTATGAGACAACTAACGGATATATAACAAGCGGTAATACCCTATTTGGTAGTTATGATTTCCAATCCCTTTCTGCGGGAACTTATTATGTTGTTGGTAATGATGGTGGGGGATGTACAGGTAAAAGTGAAACCTGTATTGTTAAATCATAAACAACATTAGATTATGGTGTTTATGTAATCAAAGACGGCAGTTGTGTTACGTCTGAAGGTTTAGGTAAGATATTTGTTACGGGACAAACTGGAACACCACCATATACGTATAGTTGGAGTTCAAATGCAAATGGACAAACTGGTTCTACTGTTACAGGACTTACAGACGGAGCATATACTGTTACAGTAACTGACAGTAACGGGTGTGCTAAAACGATAAGTAATATTATTGTTCAGGATGTACCACCTGTGGGAATTGTCGGATTTACAACTGTTTCACCTGCTTGTTTTACAAACAACGGTGTGGTTGATGTACAAATAACAGGAGGAACCGCACCATTTTATTTCTCTGGATCAAATGGAACGGTTGGAATAACTTTTGATAGTTCTTATACTTTTAGTGGGTTGTCATCAGGGATATTTTATGTAAATGTAACCGATGCGGGTCTTTGTGTTGCAACATCAAATATTAGTTTAATCACACCAAATGGGTTTGGAATTGCATCAATTACCACTCAAAACTCAAATTGTAACAACAATGACGGGCAAATTTTTATTGAGTTAGATGGAGGGTCAAATTCTGGTACCTATGTTTATAGTTTAGTTAATTCATCGGGAGTTACTGTAGATACGGTTACACAAGGAACTAGTTATACATCACCAGCGCTTACATCGGGAGACTATACCATTTTTATAACTAATGGAACTTGTACGTTCACAGGGACAACAACATTATCAAACACTAATTTGTTTACTATAACAACAAATGTTACAGGTACCACTTGTGGGTTAAACAATGGTATTGTACAAATACTAGCGTCTTCAGGAGGAACTTTACCATATACATACCAAGTTGAGGGATACGCACCGGGGTTTATTACCACATATAATAATTTACCATCTGGATTTTACAATATTACTGTTACTGATGCAGGAGGATGTAGTCAAACAGATACTGTCTTTGTTAATGGTTCTGCTGGTGTTTATTTTGATTTTTTTGTTAACCAACCGACACTTGGTAGTGATGGTGAAATAACTACAATGATAAGTAGTGGTGTGCCACCATTCACATACAATTGGAGTCCAAACGTGAATGGGCAAACAGGAACAACTGTTACAGGTTTAACTGCGGGAACATACACATTAGAGGTTATTGATGCGAGTGGTTGTACTTTTACAAAACAAACAACATTAGTTGGGACAACATATTATAGTAGTTTTGAAACTTATAACGTATGTTCATCCAACTTTGTAAATAGTGGGATTTCAGGAAGAAGAGGTGTCTTACAAATGTTTAATGAGGGATATTTTGACTTAACGAGTGGAGACACAGGTTGTATTTTAAATTCTGCAACATTCACTGTAGACATTACAATTGACGGTGTTAATCAACAAAACGTATTTTACACATCCACCGGTTTAAATGATTACCCAACAGACAATGAATGGACTATTGCGATTAAAAATTTATTGTATTCATTTAGTGGTATCACTAGTGTTATAACAAATATAGAAACTAATGAAATAACAATTAAAAGTGGATGTATAACTGGTGGGACAGATTGTCAAATTAACGTGGAAACACAATTAGACGATTCTAATGTTATAATAAATCTAATCATAAATTATGACATTTCTTGTGTTTTCTGTGGAGGGGATACAAAAGTTTTCCAAGATGACGTAGAGTTTGTATTTATGGATGATATAAATTATGTATTTCAATAATGACACAATTAGTAATAAGTAATGTAACAGGAATAACCACACCATATCAAATTTACATATGTAATGTATATGGTAATTCTTGTGTGTTAGTGTCTACGGTAAATACCAATATTCCACCACAAGTGATTATAACTTTACCCACGCCTTTTGATACTGCACCTTCAATAGGGGTTAAAATTATTAACCCACTTTGTGAAAAATTTGTAATATTAAATTGTGTTGAAATACCACCTAAAGGAAAACAATTTCAAGATGGTGATTTCTTCTTCTTTATGGATTATGACATTTATCAGTTCCAATAATGAATTAAAGTGTATTTATATATAAAAAAGAATAATGGCATTTTTAACTGATCAACCATCTGCAACAGGAGTTAATTTAACGGATTATTTTCACGTAGTTGATCCTTTTGATGTTTCACAAGGAAACCCCGCAGGATCATCATATAAGGCGACATTCCAACAAATAATCGGATCGTTAACAGGAGGAACTTCCGTGATGGTTTTAAGTTCGGGTATTGGTTCCGTTGAAAGATGTGGAAATGATAATGAGGCTTCTGGTGATTATTCTTCAGTAGGGGGAGGTATATGTAACACATCATCGGCGTTATATTCTTCAGTTGTTGGTGGGGGTTATAATACATCATTATGTAAAGCGTCAACAATATCGGGAGGGTACTTTAATACATCATCAGGAGATTACTCTTCAGTTGGTGGTGGAACTTATAATACGAGTTTATGTTTGGGATCAACGATTAGTGGGGGTAGATATAATGTAAACTTAAATGCGGACGCCACCGTAAGTGGTGGATATCAAAATACCGCAAGTGGGTTATCTTTTGTTGGGGGTGGTATTGGAAATAAGATATTATCCGCACATTCAGCAATAGTAGGAGGAGAGATAAATCAAATAACAAATAATCACTCCGTAATAGGCGGTGGATGTGATAACGAAATAACCTCACAATATAGCTCAATCGTTGGAGGATCAGGAAACACAATTAGTGGGTGTTATTCATTCATCGGTGGAGGGATATGTAATACTAATTCAGGATTTTACTCATTTATTGGTTCTGGATGTGATAACACATCAAACGGAGCATACTCTATAATTGTTGGAGGATTATCTAATACTAGTGTAAACAACCACTCAAACATAATAGGAGGCACATTTAATACTGCAATAGGTGTTAGTAATATAATTGGTAATGGGGATTTTAATACAACAACAACAGATTATAGTGTTATTGTTGGTGGTTGTTGTAACACATCGGGCGGAGGATGTGGATCGTATATTGTTGGTGGTAAATTAAATGTAAATTTGGCTGATCAGTCATCAATTGGTGGTGGTAGTTGTAATACCTCAACAAGCACCGATGGTTATATAGGTGCGGGTAATTCTAATGTAATCTCCGGTACACAATCAATAATTGTCGGCGGATTTGGTAATACTTCATTAGGTTTACAAGCAACTATCGTTGGTGGAAGGTGTAATTTTGAAAACGGAACAATTGTTGGGTGTAACACAATTGGTGGGGGAAATTCTAATTCACTACTAGGTACGACAAAAGGAGGACAAACTATTGGAGGTGGAACAAATAACACTAGTTCAGGAAGTTCATCAATAATTGGTGGTGGAACATATAATACAATATTAAATGATTTTTCGTCTATATTGGGAGGAACTGGTAATACTGTTAGTGGTGTTTATTCTGCTATTGGAGGTGGGTTTGATAACATATCTTTGGGTAGATATGGGACAATTAATGGTGGCGCTAATAATTTTGAAAATGGTACTATTGTTGGTTTTAACACTATAGGTGGTGGATCGTCAAATTCCATATTAGGTACTAACAGATTTGGACAAACAATTGGTGGAGGTGTCTCTAACACATCAAGTTTAAATGGTTCAACCGTAAGTGGAGGTATTAATAACACATCAAGCGGTAGATATTCATTTGTTGGTGGAGGATTTTTAAACAGATCAATCGGTAATAATTCAACCGTAAGTGGTGGTTATTGTAACGAATCAAGTAGTTTCTCTTCAACCGTAGGAGGTGGTCTTGAAAATACATCAAGCGGTTTAATATCAACCGTAAGTGGTGGTTATTGTAAC